CCGCAGCCGCATCCTCGCCCGAGATTTGCAGCAGTCCACTCGCCGACACGACTTCGCGATACTTCTCGACCGCGAGATCGCTGGCCCACCGAATCACGCCGTCCGGCGCGCGATCAGGCTGGATACCCGTCTTGAGTCGGGCATCCAGTAGCCATTGGCACACTTCAGCGATTCCGAGATGGGTGTAAATCCCCGTCGTGAGTGGAAGCGACTGAGCTTTCCGGCTGAAGCCCATACCGAATTGCCCAGCCCGATATTCGATCCACCGAGCCATGTCGCACCCGAGCAGGCCTCGTTCATGCTCGGACCTCGAAACGATCCACATGGCCGGCGCCGATTCAGTTGTCTCAGGAGTTGTCATTCAGGCCATCCGCCATCCGCCGCCCGATTCTACGTCGAGAACAATGAGCGACGGCTGTTCTCGAATCTCCCGCCAACCGCTAGCAGACGGGATCTTACCCGGTGGTCCGGGTCAGCCGCCGCCCAACTCAATCACCCGTGTCGCTCCGCTGCCGTGTGCTCCTCGGCCTGGGCGTCCTGCAGCACCTTCTTCCCGCCCGCCAGCATCTCGATCGTCCATTCCACGCCCGCCAGGTCGATGCAGTCGAACAGCAGCTCCAGCAGCTCGCTGACCTGCCGCGCCTCGTCGATGTCCCTGGCCGGCACCTTCCAGTTCTGGCCGCGCCAGCCTTTGTACTGCCCCGACTTCGGGTCGAGCAGGCTCAAGGTGAACCGGATGCGGATCGACTGGTTGCGCGCGGCGGCGTGCCGGGCGATGGTCAGGAGCGAGCGCTCGGGCCGGCCCCGCAGGCGATCGACGGGCTCGCGCTCGGGCGCGGGATCGGCTGCGTCGGTCTCGGGTTCACGATCAAAGGGCAGCTCGGCGCCCGACTCACTCACACGGTTCTTATAGTGGAACATCTGAACGGATGTCAAGCGGTTCCGGTTGTCTGTCGAGTTATCCACAGGTATCCACAGGTTTTCCACAGGTTTTCCACAGTCACCCTGCGTGGACATAGGACAGTCCTACGCAACTAATGGTGTTGTGGCAGAACGCAGGCAGATCGCAGTAGGATGCAGCGGCTTTACTGTCGTCGGCGCACTCGAACAAGCGCCCTGTAACGCGACGAGGCCGGACACTGCTTGAACAGTTATCCGGCCCCCGCTCAACCTCAACCCGCCACAGGTCAGAAGGAGCAGCTCATGAATAGCACACGTAGGTCGAATGGTCAAGATCTAATCCCAGGCATCTTCCCCCGCTACACAGTCAATCTTCTCCTCGGTGCTGCCGGAGCCGGCAAGTCCCGGATGCTCACTAGTTGGTGGGATCGTTGGGAGCGCGGCGCCACCATCAACGGACACCAGACCAATCGGCCGACAGGCGGACTCCATTGGCTCTTTGCTGACCGAACGTGGGAAGAGGACGGTGCGGTCCTGTTCGACGCGTACGGTCGGAGCGCCAAGGACGTCTCCCACTTCAATCTCGCCGAACAAGTCATCAAGGAGACGAAGAAGTACCCGAACTACGCGACGAAGCTCCTCGAAGAGTGTCTGACTGTTCTCGCCCCGCCTGTTGATTCTCTCGTGTACATCGACCCGATCATTCTGTTCGTCAAGGGCAATCCAAATGGATTGCGGGACGTCGCGTGGACGTTGATGGACATCCGACAAATCTGCCAGAGGCTGAAGATCACGGTCATTGCGACGCACTACTACAGCAAACAGAAAGCGGGAGGCACGGACCAGTACGCCCGTTCCATTGATCGCGGTTCAGGGTCGGGTGGCTTTGTCGGGTTCGCCCACACCGTCATGTATCTGGAAGAGCCGACGAAGGACCAGCCGTACCACTTATTCGGGTGGCGCCCGCGGCACGCGCCCGAGCAGACCTTCCCGTTCACGATGAACAGCTCTGGCATGTTCGAACCCTACGAAGGGCTGGTGAACGAGAGTCCGAAGCTGGAGTACGACCGTCCGAGTCAGTTGTTCCTGTTGATTCCAGACGAAGGTATCGAGACTGGGGATTTGGTCGAGGGCGCGATGGCGGCCTTTGAGATTTCACGGGACACCGTGAATGAGGATCTCAGAATTCTCGACAAGAAGCGGAACCTCATCGACCGCAGCCGACACGGGTGGGTCTATCGCCGGAAAACCTCGTAAGTGATGCAAATCGGAGGGCGAAGGCCACTGGTGGGCATCCTCTCCGACAGTGCGATTGTACGTACAAGATCACTTGCGATCCGACAAGTCGGAAACCTCCGATTATGGTTACCTCTACCATCTGACGCTAACTGAGGCACATAGTAGGAACGTTCCGACTTGTCGGAAGCCGTCCGACAGGATAAGTCTAGCCGGTTCAGTGAGTTACGGTGAAAACGGAAAAATCGGAACTTCTTGTAGAGGGTGTTTCGCCCCAGAAAGGAAAACGAAATGGACGTGCAGCGATCGCGTCAACAGTGCCTCATGCTCGTTCGCAAAACCGCCGAGAATTTCGCCGTCATGGGCCTCGGTACACTCTCGATTGCCTCACACATCGACGAAGCCGCCAGTCGCATCACCTTCGGCTGTCCTGCTTGCGGCCGAACGATCACCTCGTCCTACGACATCAACGCCACCGGACCCGACGGCTTGGCCGAACAGAAGGCGGTCTGTACGCTCTACCTGACGCACACGAAACGGTGCCCACTCCTGGCACATCTCCAGCGGGAATCCGTACGGAACGGGGTTGACTTCAGCGTCCCGTGGTGGGGACAAGGCGAATGGGAGAAGCTGCGTGCGGTCGTCAGTCCTCCCGAAGCCCACGGCTACCATCCCGAGATGTTGCGTCGTCACCTTGAGGACGTGGCGGATCGGATGAAGCGGCACGATCAGAACTGAGGTCGACAATCTCCGTCCCCGCCGGCACACTCCTCGCGACCCCGGCGGGGGTCTTCTCCCCAATCTCTCTGTCGACCAGCCCGCCATGAATCGGGCAGTCCGGGTTGATATAGAACCTGGTCCGGTACGGCTTCTTCGCCGGCTTCCCGCCGACTTCTCGCCCATCCCCGTCCAAGTACCGCCCACCGACCGACTGGCCTTGGATCCGACAGAGGCATCCATCCCTCACCACCGTGTTCCGTGCCGCTCGCCAGCCCTGCGGCGCCATCGCGACCCGCGCCGTCGTCTGGTTCCTGAGCGCGAGCCCCTGCCGATAGGTCGGCACCCAATCGATCGCCGGCGCCTCGCCATGCCTGTCGGTGATTCCATCCTTGTTCTCGATCGGGAAGACGTAGACGCCGATCCCGAAGGTCGAATGACACGACGGGCAGGTGAATCGTCCCGTGCGGAAGTTGTACGGGCCGGGATCGAACTTCTTGCGTCGGCCGGGCACCTGTGTCTGTGACCGGCCGACCGAGTTCAGGTAGAACGTCTCACCACACTGGGGACAACACAAATCGAGCTCGTAGATCCTGGCGAACAGCAGATCACCGTCCAGCTTGTGTGTGAACATCGGGCCTCCTTTCGGACCCCCCAAGTACGTACCGGTACGTACCGAGAGGGCGAGAGTACTCCTGCCTGCGAGGTACTCTTGCCCTGCGAGGTACTTGTTGCCTGCGAGGTACTCCTCGCTCATCGCCTGCTCCACGACACCAGGGAACCCACCCGGCGCCGCTTCGATCGTGCCGTTCGTGCCAGTGCCGTCCAGGCTGTAGCTATAATCTGGGCATCAGTAGTTCCTCCTCATTCGTCCCGTCTCTCGAAACGAGACATAGCTCTCCGCTCCGACGATGATGTGATCGACCAGCTCCAGCTCGAACAGCGCCATCAGGGTCTGGAAGTGATTGGTCATGTCGATGTCCGCCCGACTCGGCTCCGGGATGCCGCTCGGGTGGTTGTGCGCGCAGATGATCGCGCAGCTGTTCTTCTCGCCCACTGCCGCCATGAGGATCATCCGGAGCGATACCTGGATGTCGGTCAGGCCGCCCCTGGCGACTTCCTGGATGCCCAGCAGCCGCCGCTTGGCGTCGAGGTGCAGCGCCAGGAAGAGCTCCTGCACCTGGGGCCGGAGGATCGGGACGACGACGGCCGCTGCGTCGGCCGCCGTCGCGATCTGTTTGCTGTCGACCAGCACCTTCGCGGGGTGTGTCCGGTACTGCACGATCAGCTCGCGGGCGAAGTGCGGGCCGTGCGGGCGCTTCGGCATCACCAGCGACCCTCCGCTTTGCTGATGACCAGATCGATGTGCTCGCGGTCCTGCTCGGTGAGCGTCCGCCGATCAGCGAATGCCCTGAGCGTGCCGAGCAGATCAGGCGCCGCCGCGATCAGCCTCGCGTTCGCCTCGCGCTCGCCGTCGTCGGTGGTGATGTCGTTGAAGTCTTCGCCCATCGGCCAGACGCCAGCGACGACGGCGGTACCGTCAGGGCCGTACACCCGCCGTTCGTCGCCTTCCGAGAGGTTCAGGTCGCCAATCGTCCACGGTCCCTGCGTATGTTTCTGTTGCCTGCTCATTTCTTCTTCGCTCTCCTTTCCTTCTCCTGTTCCGCCTCTCTCGCCTTCTTCGCCTTCTTCCGCTCCGCTCGCTCCGCGGCGCTCAACTGAAATCCCGGCTTCTCGCCTCGCGCCTTCCTGGCCGCGGCGCTCGCCTTGCCCTGCTTCTTTCTCGCTTGGGTCGTGAGCTGATCCCGTTGCCGCACGATGAGATCCCCGACCATCGCCGGCAGCACGACACGGATCGGGCTGTCGCCCGTCCGCTGCAGGAACAGCGTGAAGCGGGGCCGGGCCTTGTCCTCGTTGCCGCTGACGACTTCCCGCTCCCGTACCGTCTGGACGATGTAGGTCCGCATCCCGCCGATCCCGAAGGGCGGCGCGATGTTGACGATCGCCGGCTTGGTCTTCAGGACGTGCTTCAGGCCGTCCAGCAGGCCGAAGGCGCGATCGAACTCGTCGGGCATGGCCGAAGAGCCCACCGACGCGGCGGGCTCTCTGGTGAATCCGGTCCACTCGTCATTCATGGCTCGTACTCCATCTGTTTCGCAAAATGCAGCAGGCAATCGGGGCAGGTGCAATGTGGATCGGTCGCGCGGTGCCGCTCCGCGATCGCTTCCTCTCGCGCGTCCCGTCTGTTGTAGGCATCCCGCATCCGCAGGCAGCGGAGGCAGGTCACGACGTCCCACAAGCCGATAATCAATCGGTTGTAGGCGGCATCGCGGTTGTAGACGGAACCGGCCCCACAGAGGGCCGGCCCGTTGTGCGCGCGATCGTCAGGCTGCGGGTGCTTGGCGAAGTGGATCACCATCGTCAGATCCCCCACGGGGCGGCCTGATACCCTGGCAGCTGATCGATTGCGGCGCTGATGATCTTCTGGGTGATGCTGCACGCTTCCGACGTCGTCCAGCCGTCGTGCTCGCAGGCTTGGTACTCGTAGCACTTCGCCTGCTTGATGGCGGCTGCGGGTTCGAGCGTCGGGTAGCTGCGGAGTCCCTTGGTCGGTGTCGGTCCCGTTCGTTCGATCGGGTCCAACCCGTCGCCGTACCGAGCGATCATCGATCGGCCGTTCTCGGTCGCCAGCGACTCGAAAATCTGCCGCCAATCGGCTTCGTTCAATTCCTGCTCGCGGAACCGGCCGTACCGATCGTTCTCGATCCAGAACCGAACCAGTGCTCCGATGTGGTCTTCGCTGCAGATAAATGCGCTCATCGTGTGTGCTCCTGTTCTCTCTGCTCCCTGTTTCGCCTAGTCGTCGTCGTCGTCGTCGTCGTTCCCTTCCCTCAATCCGCCCAATTCGTTTTCCCATCGTTCGAGACATCCGTCACACAACAGCTCGCCGTAGCTGGCGCCTTCAGGCGGCGCCGGAATAGGCAGGCCGCATTGCTCACAGCGGATTCGTTCGGTTCCTTCCGTGAACCACTGGCGCGCGTCGGCCGGGTCCAGCTCGAAACACGGCTGGATCGTCAGTCCCTTGTCGTCGGTGTCCTCAACGAACAACGTCAGTCCACCCTCATCAATCCCGATCCGCTCGGTGTCGGTGAACTGCGCCAGCCACTCGCGAAGCTCCTTCACTGTTGCGCTCATCGTGTCCGCTCCTGTTCCTTCTGCTTGGTTTCGTCGTCCATCCGCCGATACCCGGCCCGGTGCGCGGCCGTTGCGAACTGCAGCGCACACGTCAGCCGGTCAAACAATCCGTTGTAGCCGCGCCAGCCCTGCCACTTTCGCGGCTGTGCGCGTTGGGCGTGGTTCTGCCACTCGTACCAGCCTGCGAGCTGGCGATGACACCAGGGGCAGCGAGGACGGTTAGCCGGCATCCCGACAATCGGCGCGCGTTTCATCGTTTCCGCTCCTGCTTTCTCCGTTTCCACTCCAACCAGACTGCCGCCTGGAGGTGGCACGGCGAGATGCCGATACCTGCTGCGGCTTGTCGGTACGCCGTCGCGATCGCGTCGTACTGACTCGTCGTCCGTGGTCCGTCGTCGTCCAGGTCGCCTGTCGCCGCGCCACTCGCGTGCCGATCGATCACGACTGCCCAATCGTTTCCGCTCAAGGCTTCGGCGAACGCGGCCACCTTCGGCGCCTTCTCGAAGTAGTCAGCCGGCGAGGTGGCCCGCGCTTTCAGCACCTTCCGCGCGGTGCGAAGGTTCCGTCTGGTGGCGCCGCCTTCCGGCTTCACTTTCAATCCCTGGATCAACCGCTCCGCGATCGTCCAATTCATCGTCCATTCACACTGCGGGCTGATGGCGGCGACCACGGCCGCCACGGTGCGGCAGTCGTAGCTCCAGGTCTTCGCGGTGCGGTCGATCAACTGGCGGGCGTCGAGATACCAGCAGCGCCCCTGCTCGCGGGCGTCTGGCGTCAGGTTCGCCCAGGTGCCCACCAAGCGGGCGCGCATCCGGGCGGTGTCGGCGGGGGTGTAGCGGCGGGCGCTCATGTCCGCCGAATCTCCCGAACATGCTTCGCAAGGTGTGACTGCGCTCCAGCCGTGTTCCGTTTGATGACTTGGTTACAGCGACGACATTGCCACTTCAGTTCCCAAGTTCCATTAGCGTAGGTGATACGAAAATCACGGAAGTGATCGCGGTATCGCTTTGGGACCATCCGCCATCCGCCATTTCTGCCGGCCACAAGCGGGCGCCTGTGGCCGGCTGTTGAAGTTGCCGTCGATTAGAACTCGCCGTCCGCGATCGCCTTCTGTGTGGTCTTCAGTCCGTCCACGTACGCGTCAACGATCGTCTGCTCACCTTCGCTGCGGGCGTACGCCTCCAGGATCGCGGCCTTGATCCGATCGTGCGCGGTCGTGTCGCTGATCGGCCGGAGCAGCGCGAACGAGCGGCGCTCGCCGTTCACGCTGTAGCTCCGCGCGGGAAACGTGACGTTGCGGCGATCCTCACGTCCGCTCAGCCGACTCGACCAGATCGAAAACCCGATCAACTTCAATCCGCTCAGCTCGCCGTCGTGGTCCCCACTATCGAAGTGCAGCTCGGCGTCTGCGAGCTTGCCCGGTGGGTTCCCTGTCGTGGTCGGCGTGATCCTGATTCGCATGGTCGCTGCTCCTGTCTCATTTGCGGGGTTGTGACCGCAAGCCCTATCGAGCTTCCCGCATTACACGGCGCCGGCGGTCGAAGTGGCCGGCGGCGCCGATCCTCTGCGCTTAGGGCGGCATCCAGGAACCCGTAGCGGGCCTGTGCTGCGGCGATCGCGTTCAGGGTGGCGGGTTGCATCGCGTTAGTCATGGTCGTTGCTCCTAGTGACGCTAGGCGCGTCCTGGCGCGCGTCAAGGTAGGCGTTGGCGAAGTGGGCGGCGGTTCGGGCCGCGCCGTAGATCGTGGTGACGGGGCGGAAGGGTCCGCCCCATCGTCCGGCGAGGTAAGCCGCAAGTAGTCGGCGGGTTTCGTCGCCCCAGTGTCCGGCCGCTTTGCGGTATTGCTGCTGCTGCTGCTGCTGCTGGTTCACGGGTTGCGCCTCAGAAGTCGAGCACGCGGGAGGCCGCGCGGTCCAGGTCGATCCGCTCGTCCGCGTAGGGGCTCATCTGCGACAGTCGCGTAAGGCCGTGCACGATTCCCCACGCGGTTCGCGGGTTTCTGTCGTGGCGCTCGGCCATGTCGTACGCGTCGCCGATCTGCTGCTTGGTGGCGATCTCGCGCTTGAAGAGGGCGTCGATTACTTCGGGCTTGCCGGGACCGAGCTGCCGGACGTGTGCGGCTTGGAGCTTGGCTGTCTCGTCGCGGGCGCTCAAGTTCGAGTAGTCGTTGAACACCTGCCCGATCCCGCGGTGCCATTCGCGGCGGATCTTGTCGCCGTAATGCCGCATGCTGAACGCCGCGATCGTGCGGCTGTTCCAGATGATGAAATTCCCGCAGATCCGCTCACACAGGCCGAGGGTCAAATCGAGCCTTTTGGCGCCTACCTCTGAGTTCACGAGCAGGATGAAGCGGGTCAGATGCTCTCCAGGTGCGGCCGGGTCTGCGATGCCTACGCCTTCGTTCTGCAGACAGATGTAGGCGTCACGGTCGCCGCTGAACCCGACGCAGGGCTCGCGGTCGCCGCCGAAGTCGCCGCGGCGGTACACCAGCGGGGCTTGCCACTCGGGGTTATTGCTCTGCAGTGCTTGGAGGCGGGCCACGACGTTCGAGGTGAGGATGCGCGAGTATCCCGGCGAGGTGAGGGCGCGCAGTTCCAGGTGCGCGGGCGTACCGTTCGCGGGACACTGCCGAAGGTAAAGCTGATGACTGGCGCGCGGCGCTACGCTCAAGCCGTGATTGAGGCAGGCGGCGGCAAGCGTCGAGGGCAGTTGCCGGAGATATGCGGCCGGTGATTTTGCGGCGCCGGCCAACTGGTTCAGACTCCAATGGGTCAGATGAGCTACGTTGCCACTCTTCCCGACAACGCCTAAGTCGTTGTCGCCGTGTGAGATAACGCGGATCATGTCGCTGTCCGTGTCGAGCGTTCTGCACTGATCGGCTTCGGCTTTGAGGTGATCGAGCATCGCGTCGAGGGTGCTGAAGCGCTCGTCGTCCGGGCGTGTACTCCACTGTTGGTGCATCGTGTAGTTGTTCGCCATAACTGCTGCTCCTGTCTGCCGGCGAGTCGTCCAGGTGTCGTCCAGGTCGGATGAGACTGCCGGCTGCCGGTCGGGATTGGCCGGGCGCTCAGATTACCGCCGGCAGTTGTCAGGTGTCGAGCGGAAAGTGTGAACTGAGAATGAATCTCATTATTCTCTAGAGAATATGAGAAGGTGTCTCAATTTCTCTAGGAACAACGAACGGCGGGCGGGGCGGGGGTAGGTGCCGATCGCGGTCGACCGTCGAACCTGGGGCATCCTGGCCGGGAATTACGTGAACCGTAAGAGTAGGTGTTACGGGGATTCGGCGCTCGTCTGTAATACTTTGTAACATCTGCTGAGTGTGCGATTGTGGTACGCGGTTCCGTGGCAGCTCGGCGGCGAAGTGGTCTGACCACTGGCCGCCGTTGTCCAGGTGCTTCGATGCCGGCGCTCGATGCCGGCGTGTCGAGGGTTCGAGGCGGCGTGTCGAGGGTTCGAGGCGCCTGGGCGCTCAATGCCGGCGTCCAGGTGCCGCGGCGACCAGGTGAACGAACCAACGACCGAACCCGCGGCGCGGTCCCCTGGGGCTCGATGCCCGGCGCCGCGGTCGTGGCCGCCGTCGCGTTCGATGTTCCAGGTTGAATGTCCGTCAGAATAGCCCGGCACCCCCGGCGGCGAGGCGCTGTATCCCGATAACTTTTTTCAAAAAATTTTGGGTGGTCGGATGGTTGTGGATACGGTAGAGTAGAGGCGAACCGAGCGCATGTCAGTGCACTCGGCCCGCACGAGACACCGAAAGGAAAGGCTTTCGATGCCTGCCGTAGTATGCGCTCGCTGCCGAGCTGAATTCAAAATCAAACCGAGTGCAGTCGTCGGTGCTCGATACTGTTCATGGGCGTGTCGTTACCCGGCCGACGCGTCCGTATTCTGGGGGCTGGTAGACAGAGAGAGCGGGCACCGGGTCTCCTACGTAGTTGGCGAATGTTGGCTCTGGAAGGGGAACCGGGGCGTTCGTGGCTACGGACGATTTTCGCGAAGGCACCGAAACTATCTCGCACATCGCATCGCGTGGGAGCTGATTCACGGCCCCGTTCCAGTTGGCCTCTTGGTCTGCCACCACTGCGATGTGCCGCATTGCGTTCGACCGACCCATCTCTTCCTTGGAACAGGCAAAGACAATCAACAGGACGCCGCAAGGAAAGGTCGAATGAGAGGCGAGCGGCATTCCAGGGCGCAACTGACGAATGGACAGGTTGAGGCACTACGGTTGGCGTGGGCACAAGGTCGGAACACCGTACAGCTTGCGAAGCAGTTCAGCATCTCGCCGCAGAATGCCTATGCGATTGTTCATAGGAAAAGTTGGCGACATCTGCCATAAGATGAGCGACTGACATGGGCAGCTTCTGGGCCGCCATCGCGAAGTACGCCGTGAAGCTGGCCTTGTATGCGGCAGACCACCCCGATACCGTCATCTCACTGGTGAACACGCTCAAGCAGCCGAAGGGAGCACCAAAGTGACGCCCGGCTGGCCCTGGTGGCTGGAGTACTACGGCGCCTTCTGGGCGGTCCTGGGGTTCGCGGTGGGCGTGCTGACCTGCGCGTTGAGGGTGCGGACGCCGGTCCGGAGGTCATGAGTGGTGGCGGCCGACGACGAAGTCGCACGCGAGCCGCTGCATACGCTGCGGAACGAGCTGCACGTCGTGAGCGGACGCTACCAGCTGCTGCAGCGGCGGCAGGAACGGCTGCTGGCGGCGCTCGACGCGCTGGTGACGAAGTGGGACCAGGAAAGCGCGGCGGGCCGGGTCTATGCGGCCCGCCTCGCGGCGGAACTCGCCACGCACCGCGCGCCATGAGCCTGCGGTGTGGGAGAGGCCGCGGGTCGGAGAGGCCGCAGATGGCAACGGACTACAAGGTCGGCCAGATTCTCGCCATGCTGCAGCGCCTGACGCTGCGCGAGGACCAGGCGGATAAATTGATCCAGGTGATCATCGAGCGGCTGGAGGATCCGAAGCCCAAGAAGATACCGCCATGTCGGCCGGCCGACCAGTCGGCGGACACGCCACGCTGACTGCCATGATCCTGAACCCCTTTCGGCTCGCCGACCGCCTCTCGCCGGACGACCGGGAAGCCGCCCTCGCGGTGTGTCACGTCCTCGAAGCCGTGATTATCGGCATCCTCGCCGGCATCACCATCGCGGACTGGACACGGACGTGCCTATGACGAACCAGAAGCTCTGGAATGTCGTCCACGTCTTCTCGAAGAGCAGCTTCGAGGACATGGCGGTGGAGCTGCGGCTGAAGTTGAACGCGCTCGCGGCGGACGGCTGGGAGATCCACACGGTCATCTCCGAAGCGCCGGGGCATATGTTCGTCGTCGCCTGGAGCCGGGCCGCATGACGCTCTACCCGCATACGAAGAAGGACGGCGACTCCTCTCGTCTGTGCTGCAACTCCTGCGGGCGATCAGTCTCGACGCCGTTCTACCCGGTCAAGACCGACACACCCGACGGCGGACTGATCGTACGCGCGTTCATCCAGTGTCCGGAGTGCATGGACCAGCGCATGGAGCAGGCCGCGGACCGATCGCAGCAGCCATGAGCAACTGGCAACTCGTCGCGCTCATCGTCGCCTGCGTCGTCCTGTTCGCCTATGGCTTGTGGGCGGTTGGACGAAAGCCATGAGCCCCTTCGGCCACCGCCACCAGCGCACGGTCACCGCCTCGATCGAGACCGTCATGCTCGAATCGACCAACCACTACGGCGAGACAATGGAGGTGCCCAGCGTCCAGGCGACCTGCAGCCAGTGTGATCACCAGACCGAGTCCTACGGGACCGGCGGTGACTCGCGCAGACGGTGTCTCGCGCTGCTCAGAGACGAATGTCCGATGGGCGAGCGGAACTGGTATGAGGACGAGGACGGGGACGATTGAATGAGGGAAACCTTTACCGACGTGGATCTGGTCGCCGCCGATGCCGCCACAGAGAGTCTGACGGAAACTCCGGAGAGTCTGACGGAAACTCCTGCGCCAACCACCGAGGTCGTCGGCGATCCGAAGGAGCCGGTCCGCCTCTCGCGCCGCCTGCACGACGCGATTCTTGCCTACCGCGCCACGACCGGCAGCCGCTACTACGCGATTGCCAGCAAGGCCGGCGTCAACCGCTCGCTGTTCAGCAGCCTGCTGCACGGCAAGGTGGTCGGCAAAGGCGACCTGCGGCTGGCGAAGATCGGGAAGTTCCTGGGGCTGCCGCCCGAAGAGTGGGAGGAGCCGGCATGACCGAGCTGTGGGAATTCTTCAAGCCGCTGCTGATGGTCTTCGGCTTCCTGTTGTTCATCGTCGCCTTCAACTGGCTGCTCAACCGGCTGTGACGGCCAACTGCCAAACAGCCGCCACATAGCCGCCACATAATATTCTGGCAGTGTCCGAATCACCCGAAGATCGCCCCGTTTGACACGGATCTGACCCCCTGGCGTTAGTTAACGACACGATTTCGGGACTTACGGTGAATTTTCGCTGGTGCGCGGTGGACGGCCTCAGCGCACCGGTACGCCCCCCGGTATAATCGGCCCAGGCGGAACGTAGCCGGACCCCGGTAGGAAACCCATCCGGGAGAAGGCGGGCCAGCACAGGCCGGCTAAGACTGGCTCCAATGCGCGTTCCGCCTGTGTCCCATTCTGGGACACCACGCCTGTCCTTCCTGATCTTTACAGGATCCCTATAGCCCGCCTCAGCCACAGCCGATACCTCTTCTGGCGGCCGTTTCGTGGGTTGTCTGTGCAGGCAGGTGGCTGGGGCCGGGACGGTTCGCTCTTCCTTCATTCAATCAGGTGCTCGGCTCGGCTGCCGTCCGGATGTGACGGGGCTGGCTGCGCGCCTGTGTCAGCGGTTCACGGTGAAATCTATGCCTCCTGGATCAGCGCTGCTCGTCGTCCTCATGCTCGGTGTCGGATACAGCGTCTACGAAGGCGCGGTGAAGCCGGCTGCCGTGAAGGTCGCGCATGTCACGAAGGTGACAGGCAAGACCGTCCTGCACCTCGTCACGTTCGGCCACCGCTGATGGTCGAGATGCACGGGCTGCACGCCGGCGACACCCTGCTCTACAAGGCCACGGGCCTCTATGGTCGTGCGATCTCCCTGCACTCGGGGTCTGTGGTCGGCCACGTCGAGGTCTACGTCGGCGGGGGCTGCTCGGTCGCCAGCCGCGATCGGCAGGGGGTCGACCGGTATCCGTTTCGAGCCGCCGACCTCATCGACGTGCTCCGGCCGACCACGCCATTCGATCTCGACGCCGCGATGACGTGGTTCGATCGATCGGCGAAGGGGCTCAAGTACGGCTGGGGCGACCTGCTCGCGTTCGTCCGCGCCGATGACACCTGGGACCGGCCGGGCATGGTGTGCAGCCCGTTCGCGACGGCCTTTCTGCGCGCGGGGAAGATCCCGGTGTTTGCCGGCGTGCCGGTGAATAAAATCATGCCGCGTGACTTCCGGCTGGTCCCCGAATTGCTCGCGGATGTCACGGCGCAGGTCTCGACCACGGTCGCGGACGACTCCGTGGCTCCCGCAGCCTGAGCCGTGGATCCTGTGCCGCTCGCCGGTCTCCTCCTGATCGCACTCTCGGCCGTTCTGCATCTCGTCTTTGCCGGACGGTTCCGGTGATGCTCGGGTGATGCTCAGGTGATGCTTGGTGGACCCATCCGCCCGGACATCTGGCAGCACCTGCTCGACCTCGATGCGATCGTCCGCCGCACGCATCTCCCGGCACGGCGTGTAGACTCGGCGGGTGAAGATTCTGGAAACCGCCGCCCGGCGGACGATCCTCGGCGTCCTGCTGCTCCTCCTGAAAGAGCTCAAGCACCTCACCCGCGTCCTCGAAATCGGCGTCGATAGCTTCCGCCTCGCGCACGGCCAGCGCGCGCAGTTCACCGTCGCCGCGGACGAGTCGACCGAGCCGGCCGACCCGAACGCCGATCGCACGATTCCGCGCTACGAGAACGACGAGCCTGAATTCCTCCGTCGCGACCTCCTCGAACACCTCGCCCGCGAACACCACATCGCCTTCGATGACTCCACAGACTTAGTACAGGTCGGGAAGGAGCTCGGATGGCTGACGTCCTCTGGGGAGTTTGCTCAGCTGCCCACGGGCTATGGTGAGTGATCTACACTCCGCGTGATGGCTGATCCTGCTCTGCACATCCTGCGCGGCCGCCACGGTACCACCCGTCCGCAGCGGACCCTTTGTGGTTTCACAGCCGCCGATGTCTCCGTCGTTGGCTGGTACGACCAAGCCACGTGCGTGGATTGTGTCCGCATCCGCGCATTGGAGAAGCAGGAAGCGCAGCGTCGGCAGCGTCGCACAGCGGCCGGCAAGCGAGCGGCTCGCCATGTCTGACGAACACACGTCACAGCCGCCGCTCCCACCGCCCTGCCCTCGCCCCGATCGGGTGCTGCACGTCCCGCTGAAGCGCTTCCCGAAGGCACAGGCCGAGGCCGCCGGTGCCGCGGTCCTCGCCGCCGTCGCGGGCAACCCCCTGCTCTCCGGCTTCCGCAGCGAAAGCGAACATCCGTCCTACCACCATCGTGGCCTGCCCAGGCAGATGCCGCCCTCGCGCGCGAACGCCGCCGCCGCGATCACGGGGGCCGAGGAAGCGCAGTTCGCCTCCTTCGAAGTCTCGCTCGGCGGGCGCCAGCAGCTCGCCGCGCTCCTCTCGGCGGCCGACGTGCCGGCGCGCGATCTCCAGCTCGCCGCGCTCCTGGTCGATCCGGCCAACGACGGCGCCAGCCTGGCGCAGCTCTGTGCGTTCTCGCGTGTGTCGCTGCGCCGTCTGCTCGATTTCGTCAAGGACGCGGCCCTCATTCGCGGCCAGGTGCACGCGCTGGTCGCCGTCGGCGAGCGGCTCCCCGAGGTGGCCGCCGGCCTCATGGAAGATGCCGTGCCCGCCGATCGGCCCTGCCCGACCTGCCGCGGGCTGCGTCAACTCCTCGACGATCCGACGCCGCAGACCCCCAACCCGGTGCCGCGCGTCTGCAAGACCTGCGACGGCACCGGGACGGTCCACTATCATCCCGAGACCGAGCTTCGCAAGGTCGCGCTGCAGCTCGGGAAGCTGCTCGACAAGCCGGGCTCGACCAACAACGTGTTCGTCGCGACGAAGTTCGGCGACGGCACCGCGCCCAGCTTCAACGCCTCGGTCATGGAGCTCGATCAGGTGCTCGACGGGAAGACGCGCGATCGATTCGGACGGCGGATCGTCGAGGGCGAGGCGCAGCCGTCTGCGGAGGCGCCGCCCGAGGAGCACGCATGACGTCGACACGGATGTCGTTCATCACCGGCAGCACCGACGACATTCACGTGCTGCCAAGCAACGAGCCGATTGACGAGTTCCTGAAACACGACAAGGCGCGTACGTGCTGGTGTGAGCCAGACCTCAACGAGCAGCCCGATGGCGTGATGATGGTTCTGCACCATCCCGCTGACTCTGTCGAGGAGGAATAACATTTATTCCCAGACCCTCGTCGACCGCACCCGCGCCGCGCTCGAAGCGACCTTCGCCGATCGCCTCCCTTCCGGCCTGCTCGACATCCCGCCCGAGGACATCCAGGGGTGGCGTGTTCGCCTGGCCGATGTGTTCAACGAGCGGGGCGAGCAGCAGCGCCCGCTCACGCCCGAGGAGCTCTACTTCGTCTTCTCCGAGCGCACCCGGTCCCGGATCGACTACGCCTACTGGGCCGAGCGCTACTCGACCATCAACCTGGAAGCCTCGACCATCGGCCCGCTCTATCCGCTGTGGGAATCGCAGCGCCTGATCCTCGCCGAGATCGGCCGCATCCAGCTCGAACGGACCGACTCGCACTACCCCGACGGCGTACTCATCGACATCCTCAAGGCGCGGCAGCTCGGCGCCTCGACGCTCTGCAGCTCGATCCTCTGCCACCGCACGACGACACACCCGCACACCTTCGGCCTGCTCGCCAGCGACGTGCCCGACAACAGTGCGTTCCTCTACGACATGTACGAGCGCCAACTCGATCACCTGCCCTGGTGGATGAAGCCGGTCGTCGTCGAACGGGTCAAGAACGACGAGATCGTCTACGACACCGGCGCGCGGCTCTTCGTCGGCGCGAGCAAATCGACGCGCGGGGCCGACAAGCTGAAACGCGATTCGATCGACGGCAAGAAGGGGCAGCTCGGTCGCGGCCGCACCATCGCCGTCGCGCACCTCTCGGAGATTGCGACCTGGACGAACCCGCAGCAGATCGACAGCTCGTTTCTCCCCACCGTGCCCTACTCGCCGGTCGCCTTCGTCGCCAAGGAATCGACGGCGCAGGGGTGGGGGCCGCGCAATTACTGGTGCCAGGACTTCCAGATCGCCAAGGCCGGCAAGGGCCGCTTCCGCGCCATCTTCATTCCCTGGTATGCCGAGTCGAGCAAGTACCGCCTGCCGGCGCCGCTCTCCTGGTCGCCCGCCGACGACACGCTCGCGCACGCGCGTCGGGCCGAGGAGTACGGGCCGCGCTGGATGCACCGCCGTGTCGCGCTCACCCGCGACCAGCTCTATTGGTACGAGACCGCACGCGAGGAGGCCGACGCCAAGGATCTGCTGAGCGACTTCCTGCAGGAATTCCCGGCTGATGACGAGGAAGCGTTCCAGATGGCCGGGCACTCGATCTTCACGGTCAAGACGATCGAGCGGATCAAGAGTCAGGCACGGCCGCTGTGCGGGATGGTCGAGATCAGCCCGAACCGGCAGCTCGGGGTTTAGACTGGTCGTCATGCTGACCCGTCGCGCCATGCTTCGGTCGCTGTTGTCGCTGCCCATCGCGGCGACCCTCGACATCGAGAAGCTGCTCTGGATTCCGGGGCAGATGGTCGTCGTTCCGCAGACCTACGGCGTGCACCGGATCATGCTCGACGACATCAACGCGGCCACGCTGCGGATGTGGGTGCCGGCGATCGAACAGTTCTTCACGGCCGATCCGTTCCTGAAGATGTTGAAAGATCGCACACAGCTCTCGTTCGACGGCCGCACGATCGAAGTGCCGATCCTCTACGATCGGCAGCCGGTGGGCCAGGGCTGATGGCTGACTTCATCTCCTTCCCCCGCGACGAGTCCCTCCTCTCGCTCAACCAGCAAGCCCTCCAGCTCGCTCTGGCCGACGCGCCCTACCGGGTCGCGCCCGGCTACGGGATGCGCTCGCTCAAGCCTTCAGAGTGGAAATCGCTCCTGGCCGAGCCCGACGACGATGGGCTCTTCGATCGCCTGCTGGTCTTCGAACCTCCCCGCAAAGGGTTCCTCTACATCGTCTCGGTCGACGTCAGCAACGGCATCGGCCAGGACCGGTCGGTCATCGACGTCATCCGTGTCGCCACCATCCGCGAGCCGAACGAGCAGGTGGCGCAGTTCGTCACCGACCAGATCGATCCGTCCGACCTCGCCTTCGTCGTCGACACCGTCGGCCGGCTCTACAAGGGCCGCGACGATATGCCGGCCGAGGTCGCCATCGAGTGCGGCCAGGGACCGGGCATGACGACTCAGGACGTGCTGTTCAAGCAGATCGGCTATCCGAACCTCTACGTCTGGCAGGTGCTCGACAACCGCGCCCTGAGTAAATCCTTCACCACCAAACTCGGCTGGTGGACGACCCGGCAATCCCGCCCGATCATCATCCAGGGGCTGCACCACGCGCTGAAAACGGTCGACCCACATACCGGCGTGCCCGACTTCCGGCTCAACTCCCCGCTCACGATCCGGGAGCTGCGGACCTTCGTCAGCCCTGGTCCGGTGTGGATGGCCGAAGCCGCCGAAGGCGCCTTCGACGACTGCGTCATGTCGGCGGCGATCGGGAATTTCGTCGCCGAGCGCAAGCAGCAGGGCTACCGCGAGACCATCCACGAAACCCGTCGACGCCTCAGCGAAGAGTCGGCCCGGCTGACCGCACGGCGCCAGCAGGATAAGAACCCGGTGACGCCGCAGACGACCGACATCACGGCGGCTGAACTGATGGGACAGCCCGATCCGTACGAGTCGGAGTGGGAGACCAATCCGCACATGCTTTAGAATGCCGGGCGGGTGCGAGCCATCGACTTCACGCTCCCCGTCCGCTTCGCCGCCGACTGCCCGGCGTGCGTCAGCTGTGGCGAACCCTGGTGCCCGGTCCACGACATGCACTACGCCGAGTGTCCGTGTCCGGGACCGATGTCCGACCCCGACGATGATGAAGAAGAAGACAAGGACCGGTAAGAAGAAGAACCCGCAGGACACGACGCTCCGCAACGTGCGCGCGACGAGCAAACGGATTGCTGACCTCGCCCTGCGTCTGAGCCGGGTCGAAACGCGTGTCGCCGATCTCGAAGATGCGGTGAATCCTCCAGAGAAAGACTGAGCGATGAAGATCACCCTCTCGCTCGACGACGATTTCGCAGAGGCGTACACCAAAGAGGCCCAGTCCCGGCGGCTGTCGGTCGCCGCCGTCATCGCGCAACGGCTGCTGACCGCGCTGCCGCTCGACCCACGGAAGCGTGGCATCGTCATCGGTGACGCGCAGATCCTGCAGGAGCTGGAGTCGATTCTCGGTGGCGGCAGTCTGACGTCCGAACGCGACCTCGTTGAGAAGGTCCGCCGCCTCGCCCGGATCAAGTTCGGGGACCACACCTTTTCGATCACGCCAGGGCAGTTCGAGGAGCTCAAGTTCCGCGCGACCAAAACCGGCCGCTCGGTCGAGCAACTGATCGCCGACCTCTACACGCGGATGTCGCAGGATCTGTTCCGCACGGTCGCTTGAACAAGGAGTTGCTGATGATTCGACAGCGACAGAGTGGTCTCTACGTCCTGTTGTTGATGCTGGGGATCTCACTTGGATCGGCCGTCGCGATCTTCGGCCAGCAGGCAACCGTCACCTCGACCTATCCGACCATGCCACAGAACGTCGCCCAGTGGTCGGGCACCTCGGTCACCGCCGCCGCCGCGCTCTCCGATACCTCCGGCAACCCGACCGCGCCGCAGATCGGTGCCGACGGCATGGTCTGGGACACGACGCAGTGGGTCCGGCGCAAGGGCACGGCGCTGGCGACCTTCCCAACGGCCGTCACGCTCACATCGAGGAATGCTGTCGGCGCAGCGGTCATGGAGCACTCGTCGCGCTGGTCGGTCATCCACAACCCGGCGGCCAGCTCGCAGGCGACTGCGTCGATCGCCGCAGAAGGCTCGGTGCGCCACATCGCCGACTGCATCTCGTTCTCGGCGGGTTCGACCACCGCCCCGGCACTGACCGCGCTCACCGTGAACCTGCGCGACGGGGCGACCGGTGCCGGCACGATCATCTGGACACACGAAGTGGTGATCTCGAACGCGACCGGGCAGAACGTGCTGCCCTACAGCCAGTGCGGACTGAACCTGCCCGGTACCACGAATACGGCCCTCACGCTGGAGTTTTCGGCGCTGCTGACGAACCTGATTGAGTCGGTCAGTTTGAGCGGCTTCAACCTGCAGTGAGCTGAGGAGATGCCCCGCCAGCGCTTCCTCTGCCCCCGCTGCGGCTTCATCGGCGAGGTCTGGTATCCGATGCCGGAGTACTCACCGGCGCACCAGCGGCTCACCGCCTATCCGCCCTGCCCGAACTGCGCGATCGAATTCCCGGCGCCGGTCTCCCAGGAGCTGACGCCCTACCCCGAACGCATGACCCACGACCTGCTGACCGGCGGCACCGGGCTCGACGTCCTCAACGCCACCGGCGACGCCGAGGTCCGGATCTCCTCCCTCTCGGAGATCCGGACGATCGAAAACGAATCGCTGCGCCGCGCGCGCAACGGCGACGGCAGCCCGATGGTCTTCAGAGGCTTCAGTCAGAACCGCTCCAACCGCCACGTCAACACCTTCAGCGGCACCCCACTCGAAACGAACAAACCGGAGAAAATCGATCCCCGCGCGATGCGGACGACGCAGGGCCGGCCGATCACCGCGGCTGCCATCCCCGAGTCACAAGCACCGCGTGAGTAACTGATATGCGCTACCGCAAGAAGGCCGTCGAGTGCGACCTCATCCTGTTCGCCGGGTTTGGCGATCCGCTTCCTGCCGGAGTGGAGGTCCGGATCAACCAAGGACGGTCTGAGGTCTGGAACGAGCTGCACCAATCGTGGATCGGCCTCGTCGCTGGTGATTTCATCAACGTCTCCACGCCCGGCGACGTGTACCCGATCAAAGCGGACGTCGTCGCCGCGTCCTATGAACGGATCGCCGAGTAAATGGCACCTGCCGTACTCACGTCACTAAGTGCCAACAGGGAAAACCCGCTCCTGCGCGCCACCGACACCTTCCTCAAGCCCGGCCAGACCACCGGCCCGGTGCACGACTGGATCAAGGAAGCGGTCGCGGAGGGCGAAGCCTTCATGCAGGCTGATCCCTGCTGGGACAATATCGATCGCAACGCCGACTACATCCTCGGCCGGCAACGCGCCCTGCAGATCACCGAGCTCAGGCCGGCCTACGTCAGTCACGCGGTCCTCAACGAAACCAAACGCACACGCAAACGGCACATCTCGGCGCTGACCGACCTCAAGCCGGTCTACGCCTATCGCACGCCGAATCCGAACTTCCAGAAACAATCCCTTCTCCTCAATCAGCTCACCGTCGTCCACTGGATCAACACCTTCGCCGATCTCGCCCTGGCCGACGCCGCCGACTACGCCTTCGTCGCCGGCTCCGGTGACATCGTCTGCGAGTACGACCCCTACTACGGGCCGATGGGCGACATCGTCATGAGCGCGCGCGATCCGCGCGACACGATTCCGATTCGCCCCAGCCGCGACGGCAGCGTTCAAAACTGGTTCGGCATGATCATCCGCGAAGCGCATTCGCTGAACGTGCTGAAGCAGATGTATCCCAACAACCCGGCACTGCTCCGGCAGTCGGCCTCGCCCTGGGGCGGCGGCGTCTTCACCAAGTGGAAGCGTGCGCTCAACCGGATCATGGGCAGCGGCTCAACCTCGACACTCTCGGGACTGACCAAGGTCCACTCCGGCCCATCCACCCTGACCGGCAACGAAGTCATCCTCTACCGCTGCTACATCAACGACGCCTCGATCAACACGACCGCCCACAACGTCCTGATGGGCACGGCCGGCGCGTCGTGGTCCTATCTCGTCCCGCCCGGCGGGCGCCTCTATCCGCGCAAGCGCCTCATCGTCGCCACCGAAGCCGGCATCCTCTGGGACGGGCCGAATACCTACTGGCACGGCATGTTCCCGTGCGCGCGTCTGCAGCTCGATCACGTCCCGTGGAGTTTCTTCGGCGTGCCGATCGTCGACAGCAACCTGCCGATCCAGGACGCGATCAACGACCTGCTGAACGCGATGCTCGACGACATCCGGCAGAAGAAGCGCCCGCCGCTGGCCGGCAACGCGCGGGTCAGCGAGCCGAAGCTCAAACAGTTCGATCCGCTCAAGCCGAACGCCCGCATCCGCACCGAGGAGCAGGTCGGCACCGGCCTCCAGGTGGTCGAGATCCCGGATCTCCCGCCCTACACCCTCGAACTGTGGCAGGCGCTCCGGACGGCGTTCCACGAAGCGACCGGCGACTCGACGCTCGATGCGCTGCAGGCCGCCGCGGCCAACCAGTCGTTCGACCCCGAGCAGATCGAAGCCTTCATGAACGCGCTCAGCCCGGAGATGAAGCTCGAAGGCCGCCGGGTCGAGGTCGGGCTGCGTGAGCTGGCCGAGATGCAGAAGGCGAACATCTTCCAGTTCTACGACCAGAAGAAGCGGATGGCGATCCTGGGCGACGCCGGCATGACGCTGGCCGATTTCGACTACGACCCCGGCAACCTCATCCCGGCCATGAACGCTGGCGATGCCGGCTATCACCCCGAGCTCGATTCCAACCGCGACCAGAAGGACCGGGCGCAGTTCTTCCTGCAGCTCTTCACCTTCTACGTCACACCGAATTCGCTCCTCGCGCTCAACGCCAAGTCCGAGCAGCTGAAGTATGTCCAGCTCGCGCGTGCGGGCCTGTGCGACCGCTGGACGCTCTGGGAGAAGCTGGAGATTCCCAACGGCGGCAGCCCGCCGATGATGCTGCTGCCCGCTGATGAGCAGAGCACGCCGCCCGATCCGGAACTCATGGCGGCGGTCCAGTCCGGCCTGGTGCCGAACATGTCGATCGATCCGAACACGCACCAGCTCCTGACGCTCCGGGTGCCGACCACGATCACCGAGCGGCTCCAGGCCGAGATGCAGCTCTTCGGCGGCGGCATGACGGTCGGCCCGGCCGGCTCGTCGGCGTCGAGCGGCAACCCGACCCAGGGTGGCGGGGGCGGTGGTGGCAGCATGGGCGGAGCCAGAGAGGGCGCCGGGCGGAAGGCGACCGCGCAGAAGTCCCCGTCGATCGAACGGCAGCCGTTACCGGGCGGCGGGGAGCGGATCAAGATGAGCGAGTCGCGTCGCTGATGTGTTCCTTCCTCATCGGTGTCCTCGTCGGCGGCGGCATCATTTGGATCGGTCTTACCCTCTGGCAAACGCTACGCTGATGAGCCGCATCACCGACCTGATTCAGCGCCACGCCGCGCATCATCACCCGATCGATCTCCACCTGCTCGACGCGATCATCTGGCAGGAGCGGTGGTCGGGGTCGCTCACGATTCACTACCACGGTGGTCGGCCGAAGCTGCTCTCAGCCGGCAAGCCGATCGTGGTTGAGGTCGAGTCTCCGCCTGAACCTCCCGCGCCCGTGTTGGCAGCGTCCTTGACAAACGCCAAGCAATAAGCGGACAGTTCTCGGCTGACAGTACCCGCGCCAACGGGCTGCACGGACCGCCCAGCATGAGTGGTCCCTCCTGGGGGGTGGCCGGGTCGTTTTTTCGTACGGAGTAATCGAACGATGACACGCAAGTCCGAAGAACTCTCATCGTCTGGCGCTCGCGGCGGCGAACCGACCGCCGAAGGCGCAGGCCCGTCGCCGGCCAGCGAACCGGCACCACCCGCAGCGCCGGCACCACCCGCACCACCCGCACCACCAGCCACCGAAGCCGTATCTGGCGGTGAGCGTGACTTCGACATCACCCTCAAGAACAACGACAACCCGGACAAGACTGAGACCGTGGTCGCCCGCGGGATCGACGGTGGGCTCGCCGCGCAGGCCGCGATGCGTGTGCATCCGGGCTGGACGGCCGATCACAGCAAGACGCAGGAGCACACAGCAGGCTGACGCTGATGGCGAATTGGATTGCCGGCGCGATCAAGCACAAAGGTGCGCTGCACAAGGAACTTGGCGTTCCGCAGGGGCAGAAGATCCCGGCAGGCAAGATCGCGAAGGCCGCGAAATCCGGCGGCACACTCGGACGGCGCGCACGACTGGCACAGACGCTGAAGTCGTTTCATCACTGAACGCCGATGCCGCTGACGAGCAAGAAACAGGCGTTTGATGAATTCAAGGCCGGTACGCTCCACAGCGGCAAAGGCGGACCGGTTGTGAAGGATCGAAAGCAGGCAATCGCGATCGCCCTCAGTACTGAACGACGCATGAAGGGCAAGTCACAATCCCACAGCCTGGGAGGAAAACGCTGATGCCAGGGGCAAAGGTGACTACGCCCTCAACAGGCGTCGATCGTATTTGGCGAGCAGTTGAGGACCACGTGGTTGGAATGGTGAACGCGCCGTCGAGACTCGCTGATCGTCTCTCGGGAAGGTTACCGTCTCAGATCGATCCGATTGACCGTGAAGTCTACCGGTCGCAAGCGGCGCGTGCGATTGACGAGTCCGAACAACGGCAGACCGGGCGGATGTCACGGGATATTCCACTGCCAATGGACTATCTGCCACGTTCGTCGTTGCTTGAGAGTACTCGGCCGATCGCACCACTCAAACAGTTCTACCCATTGGGAGGAAAACGCTGATGGCTTTTGGATCGATGAGTATGCCGAAGTCCTCGCCGCCCGGCATGAGCGGCAAGAAGCTGGGACCACGCAAGCCAAGCATGAAGGTCGGCGGCATCCGCACGTCATTTACGCAAGGCATCGCCACACCGAAGCTGGGCAAGCGGTAGGGGCAGGTTGCCCTTCGGTCCGGCTCAACTCGACGGCCCACCGCCAACGCCGGTCACCTCGCTACCGGCGGCGCGGGAATCCAGCCAGCTTGGTGTGCTCACCGGCGGCACGCCGCCGATGCCCGGCGGGGGCGGACCTGGCGGGCCTGGTGGTCCTGGTGGTCCGGGCGGGATGCCGCCGGCCGGCCCCGATCTCACCGGCGTGATGGCACTCGGTCAGAAAATCGGCGAAGCCATCCTCATGCTTGCCGGCACGATGCCGGACGTCGCACCGCAACTCAATCAGGCGCTGGAGCTCGTCGCCAACGCCGTCGCCAGCCATCTCCAGACCCAAGGATCGACGCCGGGTATTCCCGGCACGCCGGGCGGGAACGCGGGGATGCCGCGTGGCGGCGGCATGGTGCAGGCGGGAGTTCAGTATCCCGGTGGTGGCTTTGGATCGGGCAGAGTAGCGTGACGTTTCTCAAGCTGCTCCTCGGCGGACTCATCATGACGGCGGCGTATGGCGGCACACGGTACTGGCTCACACGCGGTAGGGCGCCTGACATCCCGTCAGCGTCTGGCACCGTCGTCCCTGAAGGTACTGCGGCGGACGGACAGAAGGAGACGTAAGTTCGATGGCGCTCCAGACACAACCACAACTGAATACGGCGAAGAAGTTCCTCGATCTCGTCCTGCAGAAGCTCCCGGAAGAGGAGCGCGCCAGTGCACGCGCGCTCTACAGCCAGGCCCAGGACGAAGCCTCGGCCATCGGCCAGCAGCTCGCGGCCGGGATCGCCGAGGTCAACACACGCGCACAGCAGCAGGCGGACTGGTGGGAGCGGCACAAGCACCTGGGCGGCGGCAACGGCGACGGCACCAACCGGCCGGATCCCAGTCAGCCGAATAACCAGCCGCAGCCGTTCAACCCGACGCAGCTGCTCACCGAGATCGACAAGCGCATCGGCACGGTCGCCGACACGCTCGCCGGCCAGGGGCTCGCGCTCTCGACCATCCTCCCGACGCTGGTCGCGCAGCACGGGGTGGAATTCGGCGAAGTGCTCGACGCCGAGAAGCTGGCGAAAGACGCGATCGCCGCCAACATGGACATCAAGGAGTTCTACAAACAGTCGGTTGGTGAGCGGCGCGCGACCAAAGCGAAGGAGAAGTACGACGCCGACATCAAGGCGGCGGAAGAGCGGGGACGGCTCTCCGGGCTGACCGAAGCCGGCAAGTCGATGAGCCCCTATCCGTCCACCCGGCAATCCGCCACGACGCTCTCAGGCTTGCGGATCCCGGAAGCGGAGAAGGCCGCACGCGCCGATCAGTATTCGCTCGATGCGGCGGTGACGACCGCGATGGAAGTCATGCAGAAACAGGCTGGCTCGGCCTGAATCAGATCACCCGCCTGAGTGCAGGGTGAGGAGGAACGTGATGAAGCGAATACGTGCCTTATGGAGACAGGTGATGCGAGCGAGTGATCAGCGCAGGCTGATTGGACTCGCAATCTGTCTCGTCGCCCTGTACTATCACCCCGAGTTGATGTTCTTCGTGCCTGTGATTGGGCTTGTGAACTTGGATCCAATCAATACAGCCACGACGAAGAACATCATGCCAGGTTTGGCAGACAACTTCGAAGGAGCCGCCCGACGGTAACGTCGGTGCGTGAACGTCGCTATATGCTGGAAGTTCCTGAAGCTCACACCCCTGACAATGGGAAAGCGTGTGAGATAGTCGGCGTGGATCGTCCGACGCTGGATAATCAGCAGGAAAGACTGGTGCGTCAAGCGCAACTGGCAATGCTCTTCGACTGCGAAGGGTACATCACCGTACGCGTCGTCAATCGGGCGACGAAAGTGAAGCAGCGCAACATCGACATCTCGCCAATCGTGGGCATGAGCAATGTCTCACACGAGCTGATCGACTGGACCGCTGATGCACTTGAGAAGCTCGGTGTGCCGCGCTACGTGTGGTGGAGCAAGAAGCACGGCGGTCCGTGGGAGAAACACCTGCAAGGCCGCGTCCTCGTCTACGGATTCAAACGTGTCGAGGTATTGCTTCCGCTCATCCGCCCATTTCTCATTGTCAAGGGAAAGCAGGCGGATCTCCTTCAACGATTTATCGACCTTCGAATGATCGCGTGGAGTGGCGGCAGTCGTCAGCGCGATTACTCTGAGGAAGAACTTCAGCTTGCGAACACGATTCGCGATCTGAACGTGAAGGGCTACGGCTGGCGTCCAGTATCCTCAACGAGTCTACGCGATGGGTCCGAGCAGCTTCGTCGGAAGCTCGGTCGGACCGTGATGGACTCTGACCTCCGTACGAAAGACGGAGAGGCAGCAGAAATGACTGCCCGCCAGTCGATTCCGTTTTGATCGATTGGTCCTAAAGTAACAGCGCGCTTCAAAAACGACCCACTCATGGAATTCCTCAAGGCGAGGCACCATGTGTATCCCGGAGGTCCGACCATCCAGGAGAATTTTTTATATAAACCGATGATCGGTCAGGCGTACGCGAAAGGTGTCGGCGGCTTCAACATCAGCAAGCGCCAGACCTTCGCCGGTCTGCTCTTCGGCCCGAAGTATTACGAGGTCTCGGTCCCGGAGTACCTGGAAGAAGTCGAAATCGAAGTCAACGGGCCGACCGCCGTGCTCTCGATGGTCAAGACCGACTACGGCAACGCCGCGCTGACGATGTCGGCGATGCTCGCCATCGACAACTACCAGGGCGGCCAGGATCTCGGTGGTGTCGACCGCACGCTGCACATCAACGGGCTGGCCGAGCTCGGCGACGGGCTGGCGGCTTCGTGGGACGGCAACACGTATCTCAGCTACGGCAGTCAGACGATCGCGGGCGTCGGTGCAGCGCTCAAGACACCTGTGGGGCTGGTCGCCGCCAACATCAACGGCGCGATCACCTTCCGTGCGCTGGAGCACACCTATCAGTCGGCGGTCATCGGCAAGGAGCACCCGGTCATCGGCGTCACGACCAATCGCTGCATGGGCTTCATCTCGGAGTCCTTCCAGCCGCACCAGATCATCGACTCGATTGAGCCGACCATC